GGAGATGGAAGAACAAGCAAAATGGAGTGTGGAATTCTTACTCAAAGTATTGCATGATAAAGCCTATTCCTAAAAAAAGTCATTATTTAAAAAGTCATGAAGAAGAAGAGCCGTTAATGGGTGTAATAAAATATTCTAATCAAGAGTTAATGAGTAAAGGTATTTTTGAGGGAGACAAAGTTTCTTTTAAACCAAATAGTGAATACGAGTTTACAGTTGATGATGAAAAACTTTATAGAATGTTTACAAACAATATAACTCTTATTTTTTAATATGGATGTAAATAAGATAAAGTTAGAAATTATAAATGCTGGAGAACAAGCTGTAGAACAGTTAATTAGTGTTGCTAAAGAAAAGATTATAAAAATTGACGCTGAAGATCCTTTAGCTGCAGATAAGTTAAAGAATGCAGCAGCGACAAAAAAACTTGCTATATTTGATGCTTTTGAAATATTAAATAGAATTGAAATAGAAAAAAACTTAATAGAAGGAAACGAAATAAAAGAAAATAAATCCGTACAAGGCTTTGCTGAACGAAGATCAAAATAGTTTAATAAAGGAATTGTTTAACTATATTCCTAAAACAGTTATAACTAATAAAAACAAGGCTAAGTCTTGGGATTATGGGTACAATGAAAAGTATGACTGTATTGTAGTTTCTAAAAGCGGTGAAATTCAAGACATAGTTGAAATAGCAGGATTAAAAATAGCATTACCAAAGCCACCAAAAAAAATACATTCAAGAAACAATAAGTCATCTGAACAATATTGGGAAAACACTGAACTTCCAAAGGAGTTAAAATCAATAAAATCAATCTTTCAATGGCACGATAAACCTACTTCTTTTAAAAACAAGTGGGTTGATTACATTGAAGGTGAATTTGATAGAAGAGAACAAGGTTTTTGGTTTATGAGTAATGGTAAGTCTACTTACATAACAGGATCTCATTACATGTATATTCAATGGACTAAAATAGATGTTGGTTTACCTGATTACAGAGATTCTAATAGAGTTTTTTATCTTCATTGGGAAGCCTGTAAAGCAGATAAAAGAAGTTTTGGACAAGACTACTTAAAAATAAGAAGGTCAGGTTTTTCTTTTATGGCTAGTGAAGAGTGTGTAAATATAGGTACTATAACTAAGGATGCTAGGATTGGGATACTATCTAAAACAGGAGCAGATGCTAAGAAAATGTTTACAGATAAAGTTGTTCCAATATCAAACAACTATCCTTTCTTTTTCAAACCTGTACAAGATGGTATGGATAAGCCTAAAACTGAATTAGCTTATAGAGTCCCTGCATCTAAGATTACAAAAAGAAATATGTATGAAGAAGATGCTGAAGTTGTTGAAGGATTAGATACTACAATTGACTGGAGAAGTACAGGAGATAACAGTTATGATGGAGAGAAATTAAAACTATTAATACATGATGAATCTAAAAAATGGGAAAGACCTAATAATATATTAAATAACTGGCGTATTACCAAAACATGTCTAAGACTAGGTAGTAAAATAGTTGGTAAATGTATGATGGGTTCTACATCTAATGCTTTAGAAAAAGGAGGAGAAAACGGTAAGAAATTATATTATGACTCGGATGTTTCTAAAAGGAATTCAAACGGTCAAACAAAAAGTGGATTGTATAGCTTATTTATTCCAATGGAATATAACATGGAAGGGTTTATAGATAGATACGGAATACCTGTTCTTACAACTCCTGAAAAACCTGTAATGGGTATTGATGGGGAAATGATATCTCAAGGAGCTATTAATTATTGGCAAAACGAAGTAGATTCTTTGGCTAGTGATGCTGATGCATTAAATGAATTTTATAGACAGTTTCCAAGAACAGAATCACATGCTTTTAGAGATGAAAGTAAACAATCTTTATTTAACTTAACAAAAATATATCAACAAATAGATTACAATGATTCTTTAATAAAAGATCATTTTTTAACAAAAGGTTCATTCTCTTGGAAGAACGGAATAAAAGATACTGAAGTTATTTTTAGCCCTAATAAAGCAGGAAGATTTATAATTTCATGGACTCCTAATAAAGGTTTACAAAACAATGTTATTACTAAGAACGGATTAAAGTTCCCAGGAAATGAACACCTTGGTGCATTTGGTTGTGATAGTTATGATATATCAGGAACAGTTGGTGGTGGTGCTTCTAATGGTGCGCTACATGGATTAACTAAATTTCATATGGATGAAGCTCCTATTAATGAGTTTTTTTTAGAGTATGTTGCTAGACCTCAAACTGCTGAAATATTTTTTGAAGATGTATTAATGGCTTGTGTATTTTACGGAATGCCAATTCTTATAGAAAATAATAAACCCAGACTTTTATATCACTTTAAAAATAGAGGATATAGAGGCTATAGTATTAACAGACCAGACAAAGCATATAATAAATTGTCAGTTACAGAAAAAGAATTAGGAGGTATGCCAAACAGTTCCGAGGATGTAAAACAAGCACATGCTGCAGCTATAGAATCATACATTGAAAAGTATGTTGGATTTGATATGCAAGGTAATTTTAGGGACTCAGATGAAATAGGTTCAATGTACTTTATAAGGACTTTAGAGGACTGGGCAAGATTCGATATTAATAATAGAACAAAATTTGATGCATCAATTAGTTCGGGTCTAGCTATAATGGCTACTCAGAAGAGCATGTATAGTCGCATTAAAAAACAATCAAAAATAAAACTTAACTTTGCAAGATACGATAACAAAGGAAGTTATAGTCAAATTATAAAATAAATGGAAGACGTAAAAGTAAATATTAATCCAACTGGTTTCCCAAGTCAGTTTGTTTCTGATTCTGTAAAAAAAACTTCTGAGTTTGGATTACAAATAGGGCAAGCTATACAGTATGAGTGGTTTAAAAAGGATGGTGGTCAAAGTAGATTTTATAATCAATGGGCTGATTTTCATAGGTTAAGACTATATGCTAGAGGTGAACAATCTGTTGCAAAATACAAGAATGAATTAGCGGTAGATGGTGATTTATCTTATTTAAACTTAGATTGGACACCTGTTCCAATTATACCTAAGTTTGTAGATATTGTTGTCAACGGTATGGCTGATAGGCTTTTTAAAGTTAACGCATATGCTCAAGACGGAATGTCTTTAGATAAAAGGAGTGAGTATCAGGTTCGTATTGAAAAAGACATGTTGGCCAAAGATGCAATGAAACAAGTTCAAGAATCATTTGATGTTAAAACATTTTCAATGGATGAGGAGGAGCTTCCTAATACTTCAGAAGAGTTAGCTCTTCATATGCAGTTAAAGTACAAGCCTTCAATTGAAATTGCTCAAGAAGAAGCAGTTAATACCGTATTAGCTGAAAACAGATATAATGAAATTCAAAAAAGATTATACTACGACCAGACAGTAATTGGTATTTCTATGTGTAAGAATTCATTTTTACCTGGGTCAGGAATATCAATAGAATATGTAGACCCTGCGAATGTTGTTTACAGTTATACTGAAGACCCTCATTTTAGTGATTGTTTTTATTGGGGTGAAGTTAAAACATTACCAATAACTGAATTAATGAAAATAGACCCAACATTGACTAGGGCAGATATGAATGAGATTTCTCAATATAGTCAAAGTTGGTATGATTACAATAATACAGCACAATACTATAATAATAGTTTATTTAGTAAAGATAGTGCAACTGTTTTGTACTTTAATTATAAAACAACAAATACTTTTACTTATAAGAAAAAAGTAAATGCAGCAGGTGCAGAAAGATTAATAGAAAAAGACGATACTTTTAATCCAACAGAAGAAATGATGGATGAGGGTAGATTTGTTAAAGTATCTAAAACTATAGACGTTTGGTACGAGGGAGTTATGGTAATGGGAACTAACATTATACTTAAGTGGGAAATGTCAGAAAACATGGCTAGACCTAAATCGGCTTCTCAAGACGTTTATCCTGAATTTGTAGCTTGCGCACCAAGAATGTATAAAGGAGTTTTAGAATCATTAACTAGACGTATGATAACGTTTGCTGATCTAATTCAAATTACTCATTTAAAACTTCAGCAAGTAATATCAAAAGTTGTTCCAGATGGTGTGTTTATTGATGCTGATGGATTAAGTGAAATTGATTTAGGTAATGGCCAAGTGTATTCTCCAGAAGATGCATTAAGAATGTTTTTTCAAACAGGTAGTGTTATTGGTAGAAGTTATACTCAAGATGGAGATTTTAATCAAGCGAAAGTTCCTATTCAACAATTAAGTAGTAGTTCAGGACAAGGAAAAATTCAAAGTTTAGTAGGTCTTTATAATCATTACATGAGTATGATTAGAGATGTAACAGGTTTAAATGAAGCTAGAGATGGTTCTACACCAGATGGACAATCATTAGTTGGACTTCAGAAACTTGCAGCATTAAATAGTAATACAGCAACTAGACATATCTTAGATGCAGGAACAGAGATTACACAAAGACTTGTAACTTCTTTAACTAGTAGAATTGCTGATGTTTTACAATATTCTGATTTTAAAGAAGAGTTTGTAAATCAGATTGGTAAATTCAATGTAGGTATACTACAAGAAATAAGTGAATTATATTTAAGTGATTTTGGTATATTTATAGAAATACAACCTGATGAAGAAGAGCGTAAAATGCTTGAGCAAAATATTCAAATGGCACTACAGCGTGATTCTATTAACTTAGAAGATGCTATTGATATTAGAGAAATAAGAAACCTTAAACTAGCAAATCAAGTTTTAAAACTTAAAAGAATAGCTAAAGAAGATGCTCAAAACAAAGCGAAAGCTGCAGCTGCACAACAGCAAGGTGAAATAAACCAACAATCACAACAAATGGCTGCTCAGATGGCTATGCAGAAATTGCAAATGGAAACACAAGCTACTATGCAAATAGAGCAAGCTAAGGCAACATATTCTGTGGATAAAATGAAAGGAGAGGCTGCGATTAAAGCAGAGTTAATGCAACTTGAATTTAGTTTACAGATGAAACTAAAAGGAGTAGAGGTTGAAGGAATGAAGCAAAAAGAAGATCAAAAAGAAAATGCTGCGTCCAAAAGAATATCTCAAGCAAATACAGAGCAGTCAAAATTAATAGAACAAAGGAAAAACAACTTACCTCCTGTTACTTTTGAATCTAATGAAGATAGTTTAGATGGGTTTGATTTAGCAGAGTTTGAACCTAGATAAGCCTTAAATAGTATATAAAATTAAATATTAACTTTGTAAAAATTAAATCAAATGGAATTTAAAGTAAAAGAAGTAAGCTCAGTATCAGAGAAATCTAGTCAGGAAGTTGAAGCCAACTTACTAGAGAAACATGAAAATGAATCAAGTGTAGAGGAATCAAGTGTAGAGGAATCAAACGTAGAGGAATTAGAAAAGTCTGTTGAGTCTAAGGAATTAAAAGACGATTCCTCTTCTTCCCTCCCTT